TCAAGGAGATCAAGGTACTCAAGGAAGACAAGGACTTCAAGGAAGACAAGGACTTCAAGGTGAAAAGGGTGATCAAGGAATTCAAGGACTTCAAGGACGAGGTGCTCAAGGACTTCAAGGAACTCAAGGAACTCAAGGACTTCAAGGTGAAAAAGGTGATCAAGGAATTCAAGGACTTCAAGGAAGAGGCGCTCAAGGAACTCAAGGAACTCAAGGACTTCAAGGTGAAAAAGGTGATCAAGGAACTCAAGGAAGAAGCGTTCAAGGAATTCAAGGTGGTTTTGGTAGTGATGGTACTAAAGGAGATCAAGGGACTCAAGGAATTCAAGGGACAGGTTTTCAAGGTGCTCAAGGAAGATCGACTCAAGGACTTCAAGGTGGTGGTGGACAAGGAGCTCAAGGACTTCAAGGTCCTCCGGGAACTGGTGCTGCCAATGCAGATAAAACAAATGTTTTAAGAGTAAGTGATAATCAATTATATTATCCATCATTTGTACTTGGAGAAGGGATCCAACAAACTAATATTAAACTTGATACACCAAAACTTACTTACAATCCTTCTACTGGAGAATTTTCTACTGGAGGACCATTTACTGTGTCCAATAAACCATTCTTCCGTAATGTTCCGATTTTAAATGAGAATTATACTATAACTTCCGCTTATAATGAAATGAGTGTTGGACCAATTCGAATAAATAGTGGATATACAGTAACAGTTCAGAGTGGCGCTCGTTGGTCAATTGTATAAGACATTATGAGTACATTAATACTAGATCAAATTCAATCACTTGACGGAAGAGCAATCCTGAATAATACTGGTAGCATTCTTCAAGTAATTACTGCAACGAAAGACAACACTTCATCAACAACATCGACAGATTATGTTGATATTGGCGGATTAAGTCTTTCAATAGTTCCATATTCACTTAGTAGTAAAATTTTAATATTTTTTAATCTTAGTGTTGGTCAATCGGAAAATTCTACAGTATTTTTTAAATTAGTTAGAAATTCTACTGATATTCTTTTCGGAAAAACCACATCTTCTAATGGTAGTCAAACTTCAAATATAAATTATAGTAGTAGTACCACAGCATTCTCTCAAAATTATCTAGATTCTCCAAACAGCATATATTCAACCACATATAAAATTCAATGGGCAACGGAAAATTCATCTCTTGCCTTTATTAATAGAACGACATCTATAGAACAAAATACAGAAACATCATTAATATCCACAATTACATTGATGGAGGTATCTGCATAATGGATATTTACAGAGCACTTTTATCATTAAGACCAGGAGCAAAATGGCATCTTGATGGGAATGATTATTCTAATATTCAATGGTTAGAATTGTCAGAAATATTAGGTGGTCAATCTCAACCAACTAAAGAAGAGGTAATAGCAGAAATAGAAAGACTTCGAGTAGAATATGAAAGTAAAGAATATCAACGACTTAGAGAAGCAGAATATCCTTCCTTTGCCGACCAATTTGATCTTCTATATCATGGTGGATATGATGCTTGGAAAGAAAAAATAAATATGATAAAATCATCATATCCAAAACCTGTGCAGGAAGAAAATACTAATCAAGATTCCTCTCCAGACATGATTTTAGAAAATCCTGAAGTTTTATCTGTTCAAGAAGATACTATTATTGAACAGATAGTAAATGATTCTTCTATAGATTCAAATGTGGAGAATGAAACATGAGTACATTACAACTTGGTAATAATGTTATTATTTCTGGAAGTGGAAGTGCTAGTCCTGCAGGGAATACTACAGGTGGATCAATTGTTGGAATTTATAGTGCAGAAGGTATTATTCCAACTGGATCTGTCATTTATACTGCAACAAATATTGCTGGTACAGCAAAGGTTCCAGATGGTTACTTACCCTGTAATGGAGCTATAGTTAGTAGGGTAGATTATTCAAAATTATATGAGGCTCTTGGTTCACCAACTACATCAAATGGATTGTGGAATCTGGGTGCAATTGGTGGATTTCCTGGAACTGGTGCTATCAATTATCTTACTTCACCTGTACCAAATTCAACTCAGTTTCGTTTACCATATTTAAGTGGTGTTTTTATTCGTTGTTGGTCTGGACCAGGTGATTTTACATTGGATAGTTCTGGAGGATCAGGACGAGTATTTGGTTCGTTTAAAACGGATATAATACCATCCACAGTTTCAACTACAAGTGGAAGTATTGCTCTTATGGCCATTATAAAATATTAATAAACATATGAAAGCTTATCATTTTAATTTAAATTATGGATACTATACTGGGGAAAGTGATGCATTTGAATCTCCAAGAAGACGTGGAGATTATTTAATTCCACTTTTTGCCACAGATATAAAACCACCAGAATGTGAACTTGGTAAAATACAAATTTTTAATGGAACTTCCTGGGATATTGTTGATGATAAAAGAGGAATTTATTATTCTACTCAGACAAAAGAAATAATTATAAATGATAACCCATTAAAAGTACCAAAAAATTCAACAAAGGAACAACCACCAGAAGTTCCAGAGGGTCATTCTTTGACTTGGAATGATGGATGGGTTCTTCAAAAACTTACTATTCAACAAAAATTAGAATCTCTTGGATTAACTGTTGATGATTTAAAGATTCTTTTAGGTATCTCACCATAAATACAAAAAAAGGAACTTATTATGAGCGTAGTAGTAGCAAATAAAATAGTCGATCTTGATGGAAATACTATTGCAACTTTTTCATCTCCAGGAATAAAAATATTTTCTCTTGGTGTCGGTACTAATGCAACAGGAACTACTGGTGAAATTCGGGCAACCAACAACATCACTGCTTTTTATTCTGATGAAAGATTGAAAGAAAATATTAAACCAATCCCAAGTGCTCTCTCAAAACTTCTTTCATTAAGAGGAGTTACATTTAATAGTAATAAACTTGCAGAACAATATGGATATTTTGATAAGAAGGAGCAAGTTGGTGTTATTGCTCAAGAAGTAGAAAAAGTACTACCACAGATTGTAGTGCCAGCGCCATTTGATATTGAACAAGATGAAGATGGAAATGAATATTCAAAGAGCGGAGAAAATTATAAAACAGTCCAATACGATAAACTAATTCCTCTTTTAATTGAGGCAATTAAAGAACAGCAAGAAATAATTATAAATCTGCAAAGGAGAATTGAAGATTTAGAAAATATTTAATATGACTTTACAATCTTCTGGTGTTATTAGTCTTTTAGACGTTCAGAATGAATTTAAATCTTCCGATGAAGGTATAGAATTCGCAACTGAGGTAGTTAAATTACCACCAACAACCTGGACTGATGAAAGTAATCCATTTCCAGGAAGAACAACTGGTACTAAAACCACAATATCCAGTCCACAAATTCAACTAACAGGAGATATTGGAATTAAAACTTCATATGGATCAGTTACTCATTCCAATACTTCAAATGATAATCAATTACCAGAATACACGATACCAATTAATGAGTATTATCGTGGAGGTATTTATGTATCAAATGATACTCCATTGCGAAATCAATCAATTCCTACAAGCGGGGAAATAAGTTTAGCGAATTTTTATGGTGGAGTAGGTGGAGATATAGTTAAATTTATTAGTACAAATAGAGAAAATTTAGATTTACAAACAATATTTACTAATGCCGAATGGATAGATACTGAAAGAAGAAAAAGAGTTATTATTAAAAAAAATGTTGTTATTGGTGGAACTAGTACAAATCCTGAAAACTATGCCTTAAAAGTCTCTACAAATCTTGGGGCAGGATTAGTATTAATTAATTATGGTGATATTGTTGGATATGGGGGCATATCAGGCGGAACAATTACTGGTGGAAATGCAATTTTAGTAGGAACATCTTCGCCAACAATTACTAATCATACAATTACTAACATAACTCACAATCTTACATCTGGAATTTATGGAATAGTACGACGAGTTGGTTTAACCGGTAATATATTAACTCCAATCGGACCTAGTGAATTTGTTAGTTCGTCTATGGCCTCAACAAATCAGTCCATAGCGCATGGAACTGGAGAATTTTCTCCAGGAGATTCAATTTACATATACAGTAAACCAGCAGTTTTGGACGCTCTTGATGATGATCTTATTCTTGACCCATCTCCTTCAACAGAACCTCCTGTAAATTTATGTAAAATAACAGCGAAAAAAACTGCAACATTTACTGGTTATATTAGTAATGGAAATTTGACCACTGCAGGATTCCGTTTATCTGTTATAAGTGGAACACAACCAATTGCAGGAATGGGAATAATTACAGGTATTCGTGATAAGAAACTTGTAATTGATACTGTTTATACGCGAAGTGCAACAAATGCAACGTTTAGTGGAAATAAACTTTTACGTGCCGAGATGAGTATTGGTATGGTAATTTCTGGTACAGGAGTTCTTGCAGGAACCGTAGTTACACGACATATGTCATTCTCTCCAAGAGGGTCTTCTTGGGGATCTGTTAGTGGTACTATTTTTACAGTCACTGCAACTCCAACGGAACCAATTTTGCCTGGTTATATTTTAAGTGGTGGTATTGGAATGCCTACAACAGGTACACTATACATAGTTGAGCAAATAGATGGACCTACTGGAGGTACGGGAAGGTATCTAGTTAATACTAGTGCTAACGCTTCTATTGATTTTTATTCATATTATCTTCTTAATCAATCTCAAAATATAACAGGTCCTATTGATATTGTAGGCATTGTACATATTTTAGATAGCAGCGACCTATTTGGTTCTCCATTAGCAAGTTCTCCAACATCAATGACTGCAGTTTGTTACGAATTGAACAGATCTATAGATTCATCTATAGATGTGCGGAGTAAAACTTCAAATTTCAAATTTTTCACTGCTGGTGGAAGTACTTCTCCCGGATTTACCGTTACCACTACTTCTGCTGGTTTATCAGCATTAACACAAGGTCAGTCTGTTACAATTTCTGGATCAACTGCGAGCGCAACAGGTACTAATACTACAAGTATAAACACATCAATATTTAATCGTACATGGAGTAGTATTAATAAACTAAACTCTACTCAATTTTTTGTCGCTACCACTAGAATTGATAATACTTATTCTTCATCAAACGGATCCTTCCCAACTAGTACAACTATACCTTTCACTACTCCTATTACAATTCTTAATTATGGTAGAATTTATGGTGGTGGAGGTGCTGGGGCTAACTCAAGAGAAAACAGATCTAGTGGAACTTTATATAATTATTTGACAAACAGATATAGTAGCACTACTACTGGTACTGTAAATGATCCAGATAAACTTGCATGTAAGGTTCAATTAGCCATAGATCCTGGATTTAATGGGACTGGTGGAAATGGGCAGGGATATAATCAAGCAAAAACTTTAGGTACACCAGGATCTGCCAATCCAAATGCACAAAAATATGCGTATCTCATAGGATATGGAAATAACACATTTACTAGTGGGGTAGATCCTTATTTGGATTTAATATCCATACCACCCAATGTTCAAGTATCTTTGGGATTGTATGGGTGGATGGCAGGTGCAATGAGTACAGCACCAGCAACATGGAAAAATGTTTATCTTGGGTCTGGATCATCAGTTGGTTCTTGGTCTGCACCTACAATAGGAACTGTTAGTGGTACAATCTACGCTTCCAGTCCGGGGTTCGGTGTAGGTCATATTATAAAAATAACCAATTTGTTCGCTTTTGGTACTAATAACACAATATCACTTCAACCTGATCTTGCTAATGGTGCTCCATATAGACAAATTATTAATTTTTATAGACCAACTCAAGTTGTTGCTCCCGTAACTGATACTGGATGGACTATAACTAACACATCCACCACACCGCAATCTAATCCATATCCAATTGATATAGTCAGAATAACTACCACCAAAAATAACTACACTTATGATATAAGTTTTCCACCACAAAAAATACCTGGTAATGGTGGTGATGGGGGAAATTATGGGGAATCTGGGAAAACACCTTCTATTTCTCAAGGTTCTGCTGGACTTGCAGGATATTATATTGCAAATAGTTATATTTACTCTAATGTAACATGGGTAAATACTGGAGATGTTAGAGGGAGAGTTAACTGAGCCCCCCCTTGACAACCCTCCCCAGATGCCCTATAATACTCAGGTAATCAATCAAAGACCGAATGCAAACCGAAGAGTTCTTGAGTCGTTGCGTTATCGATACTCTTGCACGTAAATTTTACCTATATTCTAGCGAAGGTTCAGAACGAGTAGTAGAATGTGAGAGTGTTGACCAGTTTATGAATGTACTGGAAGTAGTTCGCACTCAGGTAAGTGATGATTGTCTTGCTTACACCGATCCCCTTTGAAAAATGGAAGTTTTTACAGTAGAAGAGTTTCAAGAGAGATTCGACGAACTTATGGAACGAGTCGAAAATGGAGAACAATTGGGTATTGTCAATGAGAATGGGCAGGCGGCAGTAATGATGCCTGCCGATGATGAACTCATACGAATACACACTGAAGAAAACAACGAAGCACCTTGACAAAGAGTTCCAGATCCTCTATAATTGATCTGGGTTTTAAGGGAGTATAGCTTAATGGTTAGAGCGGGCTCCTTATAAGGGCTTAGTCTGGGTTCAACTCCCAGTATTCCCATTCGCTATTTGCGAATAGCGAATGCTCGTTTAGCAATCTGGGAATGCAATCGTCTCATAAACGATAGAAGGTCGGATCGTAACCGACAACGAGCACTTGACTATTATGATTCTTTGAGTTATAATGGTCTTACAACAAGCGAGTATGGTGGAATCGGTAGACACACCAGACTTAAAATCTGTTGGGCATTGCCCGTGGGAGTTCAAGTCTCCCTACTCGCATAAAAAATAAATATAAGATATGGGAAAACCCTATGTCTTATCGTATCGATCACGCATACTGCTGGTACAATAATGGCAGTATGATTGTGAAGATGTATTTTATCAATCATATTCCTTTCACATTTGACGAACTTCCAGACGGACACTTATACGATCAAGATCTTTGTAGATTAGCAGACAAAGAAAGATCTTTTGAACCAGAAGACTTATACAAAAATTCTTTCTATTTGATAGATGAAGAAGTTCATCCTTGCTTCTTTCCAGTTGAGTTAGAGAACCCTGAAGATATGCCAGATGATATAGAATATCAGTATGATGAAGAAGATTTGACTAACTAAATAGAAGATAGAAATATTTTAAAAGTCATAATACCATGCCTCTTAACAAACTTGATAATTTCATAAAGAATACTGAAGGTCGTATTCTTTATGTTTCGCCAAGTGACCTCGATTCTACAGATAGTATTAGTAATCAAGGAAATTCTCTTGCACAACCTTTTAAGACACTGCAGAGAGCACTTTTAGAGGCTGCAAGATTTTCCTATCAGTTAGGAAATAATAATGATCTTGTAGAAAAAACTACAATTTTATTGATGCCTGGTGAGCATGTAGTTGATAACAGACCAGGTTATATTGTTTATGATGATTCTGGTGCCAAAACAAAACCATTGTCAGGAAGTCCAATAACTCCTGCTTCGGATACACTTACACTTGATTTGAATTCTAACTTTGACTTAACTCAAGAAGATAATATTCTCTACAAGTTCAATAGTGTCAATGGTGGTATTGTAGTACCTAGAGGAACATCAGTTGTTGGTCTTGACTTAAGAAAGACTAAGATTCGCCCTAAGTATGTTCCAAATCCAACTGATTCGAATGTCCCCAATTCGGCAATTTTCAGAATCACTGGTGCTTGTTATTTCTGGCAGTTTTCTATTTTTGATGGGGATGAATCTGGAACAGTTTATACTGATCCAGAAGATTATAGTACCAACAATAAATCAAGGCCAACATTTTCTCACCATAAATTAACAATATTTGAATATGCAGATGGTAAGAATAAAGTAGTTAAAAAGGGAACTACATATGATCTTACAGATCTTGATATGTATTATAGTAAACTATCAAATGCTTTCAATTTAGCATCTGGTAGAGAAATCAAAGATGTAGATAAGTATCCTGCAAATCCTGATGGTTTTGCAAAGCGTCGTCCAGAATGGGAAATTGTTGGGGCATTTGCATCAGATCCAATTAATATTCAAACTATTGAATCTGGTAGTGGTGGAACGGCAACTCCAGAAATTACAGTCAAAACCACAATTCCTCACGAATTAAATGTAGGAACACAAATTAAAATTCGTGGGGTTTCAGTAAGTGATTATAATGTCTCAACAAAAGTTTCATATGTCGATCCTACTGATCCTACAAAATTTAAATATCTTCTGGCGTCAGTAAGAAATAATTTACCAACAAATCCAAGTGCATCTAGTGCAACAGTAACGGTTGAAACTGATACAGTATCTGGTGCTTCTCCATACATCTTCAACTGTTCAATGAGATCCGTTTGGGGTCTCAATGGAATGCACGCTGATGGATCCAAAGCTTCTGGATTCCGTTCAATGGTTGTTGCACAATTCACTGGTGTATCCCTACAAAAAGATGATCGTGCGTTCGTAAAATATAATCCAGTAAATAGAGATTATTCTGATAATATTTCTATCAGCAGAGTTGCTGGTGCAAGTTTAGCGAATGGCGCATCTTCTACTGATATTGGTAAAGTATATCATTTAGATTCTCAAGCACTTTATAGAAATGGTTGGGAATCAAGTCACATTAAAGCGAGTAATGATGCATTTATTCAAATCGTATCCGTATTTGCGATTGGATATAATAAACATTTTGATTCTCAAACTGGCGCTGACTTAAGTATTACAAACTCAAACTCAAACTTTGGGCAAATTTCTTTAAGTGCATCTGGATTTAAAAAAGAAGCATTTGAAAAGGACAATAAGGCATTCATCACTTCAATTATATCACCAAGATCAATTATTTCTACCGAAAACGATGTTGACTGGATTGCATTGGATGTTGCCACAACTGTTAATGTAACAAAAAATCCAAATAAAAATCGTCTTTATCTTTATGGATTCACTTCTCTAGATGATATTCCACCAACTTTGACTCAGGGATATCGTATTGGTGCAAGAGTCAATGATAAAATCTATTTTACTGGAGATGGGTTGGCAGAATATTCTGCAAATATTTTAATGTCGGATGGAGTTACAAGTAGTGTAAAGGAATATACATCTTCAATACCATCATCAAGTAAGTTTACAATTGGAGCACATACATTAAGCACTGGTGAAAAAGTTATTATTTTAAGTGATGATGGAGATTTGCCAGAAAATATTGTAGAAAATACAGTTTATTATGCAATTACAGATTCAATAAATGCTACTAGACCTGATGGGACAGTTCTGTTATCTACAGAAATTCAATTAGCATCTTCTAAAACAAACGCAGATAATGGGACAGCAATTACAGTATATAAGGGTACAAATCTTAGAATCCTAAGTAGAGTATCTGATAAAATTGCTGGGGAACTTGGACATCCAGTTCAATATGATGCCACTAATTCTAATTGGTATATCAATACAAACGGAACTTCTGGAGTACCTAGTGCTATTTGGACTGCTATTAATGCAAACCAAGTTACTCTAGGATCAAGAACGGAACCATCATATGTAAAGAGATATTCTGATTCTAGAAGTTTGGATGAAAAACTTTATAAGGTTAGAGTTGTTATTCCAAAAGAATATGCAAATAGTAAAAAACCAGAAAATGGATTTGTAATTCAAGAATCCAGTACTACAGGAATTAGATCAGATACTGACATTAACTTATCATCACTTATTCGTAGTGATTATGATTATAATAAAAATCTAAGACTTATTGCAAAATGCACCAGAAGTGGAAGTATTGTAACAATTATTTCCGAACTTCCCCATAATCTCCAAGTTAATGATACTGTAATCATTAAAAATGTAACTGACAGTACAAATTCTTCCGGAACTGATGATGTTGGGTATAATGGTACATTTACCGTTGCATCTGTTGTTGATGATATGACATTTACATATACAACAATAAGAACTCCAGGAAGCCCATTTACAAATAATACAAGTCTTAGAACAATATTATCACCTAGATTTGAAAGAAATGATCTACAATCTAATCTTTACATCTATAGAAATGAAGTTATTAACTCTTATATCGAAGGAGTTCAAGATGGCATCTATCATCTGTACCTTTTAAATGCAAATAACGCAATTGATCAGGAATTTACAAATCTAAAATATAGTCAAAACATTGTTGACTTATATCCACAATTGGATAGAGACAATATTAATGATAATCCAACATCGGCCAAATCTTTTGCAAAAAGATTCCCATTAGGTCAAGTTGTAACCAATGATTTGAAAAAAAGTATTACGAAAGAATCGATAGATTCTTTACTTACATCCTTTGGTGTTGGACTTGATGTATCTTCTGCTCCAGTATCTCCTCAAGTAAATCCAACAATTACATTTGCAAGGAATCATGGATTATCTGGTATTGTAACATATTCTGGTAGCATCACTGCAGGTAGTGGTTATACTCCAATTTCAGGAATTACAACATATTATAATGTTAAACTATTAAATACATCTCAAGTTTCAACTGATTGGCGAGGTGCCACTGCAACAGTAAAAGTTAATAATGGTCAAGTTACTTTTGTAGATGTTACTTCTTCTGGTTCTGGATATAGTGCTGGTGACTTATTCTTTGATGCCTCTACAATTGGTTCTGGTAGTGGTGCAAAAATAACTGTTGCAGCTTCTGGAATTTCAACATCAGTTGGAAATGTTGTTCAATTTACTGGTGCAGGTACAACTTCTGATGGATACTATAGAATCACATCAGTTCCTTCTGCAACCACAATTTCAATTGCCAAAACTGCAGGAGATCCAAGTGTTACAACGTCTCAGTATGCTTTTGTAGTTGGACCTTCTATTAGAGTCTCCTCTAATACTGTTGTAGATCCTACTTCAGGAAGTACTACTTTTACTTGCTCTTCTCCTCATGGATTAGTTGCAGGAAATAAATTTAGAGTTATCGATTCAAGTAATAATAATCTTGGCGATTATATTGTCGAGGCAAAAAATAGTTTAACTGAATTTACATCAATTACAAATACATCATTATCTGCAACTGGTGGTTATATTTTAAAACATGGTCTTTCTGCAAATGATAAAACTTCAGATTCTATATTAGAAAATCTTGGAGCAAGATCAGTTTCTTTATATGATGATGAGATTTTAACAGTAGTTTCATTTACTACTAACAATCAAATTAGAGTTAGTAGTCCAATTTCTGCATCTGGAATTTCAAAAAGATTCCCATTAGGATCTTATATTCAAATTGATGAAGAAATTATGAGAACCACCAGCGATTATGGTGTTGGTGGTAGTAGTGATGCGATTAATGTTGAACGTGGAGTGTTTGGTACAATTGCAGAAACTCATGCTGCTGGATCACTGATTAAAAAAATCAAACCAATTGCTATAGAATTCCGTAGACCAGCAATTCTTCGTGCATCTGGGCATACATTTGAATATCTTGGTTATGGTCCAGGAAACTATTCAACAGGACTTCCTCAAGTACAAGTAAAGACTTTAACAGAAAGAGAAGATTTCCTTGTTCAAGCACAAGAAAGATCTTGTGGTCTTTGTGTCTATACTGGAATGAATAATAATGGTGATGTATTCAATGGAAATACTAAAACAACGGCATCAAGTGGAGAAGTTGTTTCTTATGATATTCCAAACCCAACAGTAACTGGTGAAGATCCTTCAAGATTAAGCGTAGTTTATGATGAAGTTACAATTAAAGAAAGATTAGTTGTTGAAGGTGGAAACTCTCGTACAGTTCTTTCACAATTTGATGGACCAGTCACCTTTAATAAAGAAGTTAAGATTAATAATCAAGTTACTTTTACAAAACCAACTACTTCAACAGCATCATTTACATTAAAAATAAATGATGTTCAAGATTCGAACAGTAAAACTACAGGAGCATTGATCTTAACTGGTGGTGCAGGAATTAGTAAGAATTTAAATGTTGGTGGAAATACTGGTATTGAAGGAACTCTTACAGTTACTGATAATACTACTCTAAACAAAAATGTTACCTTAGTTGGTTCTAATACTGCAGCAACAGAATATTTTAAGATTCAAAATGGATCTTCTGATAATAAGTTTACTGTAGATTCCTCTTCAGGAAACACAAATATTTCTGGTACTCTTGACGTTACTAATACTGCAACATTCCAAACTGATGCAATAGTTCAGGGTGACTTGTTTGTTGGTAAAAATGATGGATCACATGCTAATATTTACTTTTATAATGATAGTGCGAATAATTATAATCCGACAATTCAATTTACAGATACTGCTATTACTATTGATACCAATAGTATTGCTGCAGATACATTTTACTTTAGTAACAGAATTTTTGTTAATGGACAAATTGAAACCAATGGTGATATTACCGCATACTCTACCTCTGACCAAAGACTGAAAAGTAAGATTACTCCAATTCCTGATGCTCTGAATAAGGTACTTTCAATCAGTGGTAATACATTTGATTGGAATGAAAAATCTGAAAAAGAAGGATCCGATGTCGGTGTACTCGCACAAGAAATTTTAGAAGTTCTTCCAGAATCGGTAACCACTAGAGATAATGGATATCTTGCCGTTCGCTATGAAAAACTTGTTCCACTTCTAATTGAAGCAATTAAGGATCTTTCTGCAAAAGTTGAAGATCTTCAGGATCAAATCAACAATAAATAACTAAAAAGTATCTAAGATGGCAAATATCAATAAGTCATTTAATTTTAGAAATGGTGTTCAGGTTGATTATGATAATTTTATCGTAAACCCAAATGGTCTTGTTGGTATTGGAACATCTATACCAAGAGAATTCTTGGATGTTTATGGAACGGCAAGAATAACTGGATTAGTTACAACAAGAGATTTGCATGTAACTGGATTTTCAACTTTTACTGAAGTAAGACTTGGAAGTGGTATTAAGATGTCATCTAATAGTGGCATTATTACTGCCACAGCATTTTATGGGAATGGTGGAACTCTTACTAATTTACCAACATCACAATGGATTGATGTTAGTCCTTCAGCATATTCTGTTACAAGCATATATTCTGCAGGAAATGTTGGTGTAGCAACTACTAATCCAGGTTATACTTTCCAAGTTGGTGGAAATCCAGATATAGCATCTGGTGTGGGTTTCAATTCAACAGGCAGTATTAAAGCAAGCGGAATTATTACAGCAGGATATTTCAGTGGTGATGGATCATTATTAACTACATTAAATGCAAGTAACATCACAAGTGGAACAATAAGTAATAATTATTTGCCAGTCATCAATAATGACAAATTTCCATCAAATATAAGTGTTTCTGGCATTATTACTGCATCTACAAATTTTAGTGGAAATATAACTGGAAATGTAACTGGGAATGTAAATTCTACAGGTCTTTCAACATTTTCTGGTGGTATTGTTGGAAACGTAACTGGAACAGCAAGTACAGCACAGTCACTCACAGGAACTCCAAACATTAGTGTTGGGGCAATAACAGCATCAAGTATAGATTCTTCTGGATTTTTAAAAGTTCAAACTTCGGTAAATGTTGGAAATTTAGGAACATCATTTAATGTTTCAAGTGTAGGAAGAGTTGGTATCGGAACTTCAATACCAACATCAGACCTTCAAATTCGTAAATCATCAGGATCTTTGTTAGAAGTCATTTCTGATAGTGGACAATCAAGAATTAGTATTGGACAATCTGTTGGCATCGGAAAGAGCACAGCGATTTTAAGATTTGGATTTGCATCTAAAACTTTTGATATTATTAATAATGATACTGGAAACATTAACTCATATTTACATAATGGTGAAGTTGGAATTAATACTGGAAAGTTTAGATGGATTTATGGACAAAACAATGATGAACTAATGAGTTTGAATTATGATGGAACTTTAACCGTACCTGGAGATGTTGAATTAGGAACTTCTGGTATTAGTTCAGTCACAGTAAATGATGATTTATTTGTAAGTGGAGATTTAATTGTAGATGGTACATTAACAGCATCTATTGATTATCCAGATGTTATAGATAATACGAATTTAAATAATATTGCTGGAATAACAACATTACGTTTTTTAAATGCTACAAATATAGGAATTAATAGTTCTAATCCAACCGTAGGATTAGATGCAAAAACATCTGTTGCTTTATTTTCTTCCGTAGGAATTAATACGGTAATTTTGGGCACTGAATCTCTTGCATGTGATGGATTTGGTAGATTTAACTCTATTGGGATAGGAACAACCACACTTTATGAAGGAGATGTGGTAACAGGATCTTTCCAAATTCACAATAGTGCTCTTCGTATTTTTAATGGATCTTTATTATTAACTAGTGGCGCCAATGATGTAACAAGTTCTAAAATTGGATTTGGTACACATAGACCAAGATCAATTTTAGATTTTGGAATTGTTGGTGGTGCAACTTCTATTGGATATTTTATTCCACCATCCGTATCTACCAGCAATAGAAATACTTTTGCAGATAATGTAGGTCTTACTACTGTTGAGGGTGCTATCATTTACAATACTACAACTAAAAAACATCAAGGTTATGGAAGTCTTAATGGTGGAACTACATATGGATGGCAGGACCTTTACTAGTATAGCATAAAATGGCAGTTACAATCTCTTACAATAAAGGCGCTGGAAAATTTTACAATGTATTACTTGGTTCCACTCCAATATCATTTTCTTCACTGAGAACTAACTTCAAAGAAACTGATAGTGGTTCGATTAAGGCTTCAGAATTACTAAGAAATACAAGTAACGCTGAATCAAATCCAATAGTCCCAAATGCAACAGAAAATTCTACGATTTCATCATCTATAAATTGGAAACTATCTCAATTTTATGGTGGAAAAATTAAATACTATGATATCATACAAAGCGAAACAAATGATAATTCATCTGATACTAATAATAATGGAATTAATATATCTTCCCAATCTTGGAATTCAAATTTAAATAAAAATATTAATAAAGTTTTTTACGTAGATGGAACTATAGGTTCCATCTCAGTATCAAAATATGCTGCGTATTTTGATACTGAGGCATATAATTTTGAAATTGAATTGAGAAATGGTGGTCAAATTTTAGGTGCTGGTGGTGCAAGAAATTCTGGAGTAGGAGGAAACGCTTTATATGTAAATTCTACTGGTCAAGGAGTAACATCTAAAATTTTGATTACAATGAATGAAGGTTCCGCAATTAAAGGTGGTGGCGGAGGTGGTGCAAGAGGTGCGGATGGTTGGACTGGACCTAACGGACCATGTTGGGAAAGAAGAACATATACAAAGGGAGGTGGTTGTAATTGTGAATGGTATCCACAATGTGGAAATCCAAACACTCCAGTAACCATTAACGGTACAAAATATGATTCTAAGGATGCTCGTCGATATGGAGGTCATAATGTTGGTGGAGGATGTAATTGTTTTATTTGGTGCAGAAATACTTGCATAGGACCTGCATTTTGTGAAGTCTATGATCCAAAAAATAAACCTGGTGCTCCTGGAGGAACAGGTGGAAATGGTGGTTTAGGACAAGGATATAATCAAACAAGATCAAATGCAATATCAACATTAAATATAACAAATGGACCAACATCGGGAACTGCTGCAAATTGCCCAACATATGCAACAACTGGAGAGAATGGAAAAGTTGGTGGAAATGGTGGTGATTGGGCAAAACAAGGTGGTGGAACTATAAGAAACGACACTCAAACTATGACGAATATTTTTTACATTGCACCTGCTTCTGCATATTATGGATCTAATGGAGGTAGTCCTGGAGCAGCTGTTGTTGGATCTAACTATGGATTTGATCCGAATGGTAGAAACGATTTAATACTAGGTACTAAATAAATCAGTTATTTTTGAGTTTATTCGTGGAAAAAAAATATCCTTCTTTGATTGAGCAGTCTAAAAATTTATCTAAGTTTACTTTAGATATAATTAAACATATTCAGAGTACAAACGGTAAAAACTTATTTGCAGACGATAATCTTTTTAATGAAAGATTAGAAATATGCAAATCCTGTGACAAATATGACTCTGATCAAAAAAGATGTATTGAATGTGGATGTTTTCTTGAAACTAAAGCAAGAATAATACTTGATAGTTGTCCATTAGAAAAGTGGAAGGAATCCACAGATGGTTGGGAAAAAGCATTTGAAGAAATGGTTGAAGAAATAGAAAAAGATTCAAAAGATTGACATAATGCTCTAATACTGCTAGACTACCTTTGTCCCGGTTGAAGATGAGGCTTTAAGCATCTATAGGACACTTTAAGAACTGTCCACTACACCCCCATCATAGGGGGTTTTTTGATGCTATAATGACTCCATACACAATGAAACTCATGATTCTTCGTCCACATCAGAACCGTGCTTACAGTGCCATGGAGCAGCACAGCAAGGGTCAAGTGCTGATGACCACTGGAGGTGGTAAGACTCCGACTATGATTTTTGATGCAATCAGAGAGTTTTCCAATAGCGTTCCTCAGACAATTGTGGTGGTGGCACCAAGAATCATGCTCGCGGAGCAGTTGTCTGCAGAATTCTTGGAGCATATCACCAATGCTTCTGTGATGCATGTACACTCTGGTGAGACACATCACTTTAGCACAACTAATCCAAGTAAGATCTTTGCTTGGAATTATCAGGTCAAAGGTCACAAACTGATCTTTACGACTTATCATTCACTGATTCAGATTCAACGATCTGATATTCATGTGGACACAATTTATTTTGATGAAGCACATAATTCCGTTCAACGCCATTTCTTTGAACCAACCAAGCATTTCAGTGCTCATGCGAATCGTTGCTATTTCTTTACTGCAACTCCGAAGCATTCATCTATTGTATCCAAACCAGGAATGAATGATGGCACTGTATATGGTCAAGTAATCTGTAATGTTTCTGCACCTGAACTCGTTGAAGGTGGATATATTCTTCCTCCTCAAGTTCAAGTTCATTCTATGAATGTTCATCGTGACAAAGAGTTTGCTGCGGAGCGTGATTGCATGACTCTTTTGGATACGATTCTCAACGAAGATCATATGGAGAAGGTCTTGGTTGCTGCACCAAACACCAAGGTTCTGATTCGGATGCTTGCAGAGACTGATTTTATGAGTGAGGTTCAGTCTCATGGTTATGATGTCATGTGGATTACTGCAAAGTATGGTGCATTCATCAACAATCAAAAGGTTGGTCGTGAGGTGTTCTTTGACACTCTGACAAAGTGGGGTAAGGATTCTGAGAAGAAATTCATTCTTCTTCATTATTCCATTCTCAGTGAAGGCATTAACTGCCCTGGATTGACCTCCTGTGTGCTCATGAGGAACATGGATTACATTGCTATGGCGCAGACCATTGGGCGTGTGATTCGACTCCACACAGACGATGCTAGGCGCCTCTCAGAAGGTACTCTGGTTCCTGGACAGTTGAAGGACTATCACAAGGCATATGGATTCGTCCATGTTCCCGTGTATAGTAACACTGGCATTACAACCGCCAAGAAACTGCAGGCAGTCGTGGACACCATCTTTGTTCAAGGCGAACCTGCTGTCAGTGTGATCAAACGCTGACCCGTCGAGGGGGCTTGACATCCCCACCCAAAGTTGTTAAACTGTCTATGTTGATCGGTTGAGATATTTTTTCCCTTCTCTTCCATCAACTTTTTATACTTTACTAATAAAAAAATGACACAATCTAACATTCTGGATCTTCTTAAAAAAGAAGTGAAGGAAATTACTCCCATGAAGCGTCCTACTGAAATTCTTACGGTACGCAACATGATGGACAATATTTCTGCAACAATTGCTCCTCCTGAATTTCAGCGGCCTGAAGCATGGAACGCAAAAGATTGTAAAGGGTATTTTCAATCTTTTCTTCTGGATCGTCTTGAGGGTTCATTTGTTTTTGTAGATCTTATTCGTGCCTCTGCTAGTAAAAAACTTCAAGAAAGTGATGATCGAGCAAAGGATTATTTTCAACAATTGAGGGCAGAATGCTTTAGTTACATCACTTTGGATGGTAACAATCGGTTTAATTGGTTCACCAGGTTCTTCAATGATGAGTACACTATTCCACGAGGTTCCTACAAGATTATTATGGGGGATTCAGTAGAACCATTGGTTGTTGGTAATCACAACAGGGTTTTTTCTAAACTGAGCGAAACAATGCAACATGAACTCAGAAATCGCAAAGTTGTTGTTAACACTTACACCGAGATTGGATATAAGGGTCTAAGTGATGTGTTTTTGAATGTTAACGCTGGATGCCCGTTGAATCGCCAAGAAAAGCGGAATGCTTTTGGGACGGACTATGCAGATTTTATTCGGGAACTTAGCAACAAATTTTTCACTCTCCTTATTCGAATTCATGGTACTAATTACAAGAAGCGTTTGAAAGGTGATGAATGGTTGGTTGATACTATTATCTTTTCTGAAATGCAACCTGGTGAAATTTTTGGAATCGCTCAATCTAAGAAAGATTATGATTACACTAACAAGGTTCTTGACAAAGATAAAGTAGTGAAAAACCTTACTATCATCGAAAACATTATTAACGAAATCGATCCTGCAAAAGTTCGTCCCAATTCTGTAGCAAATGTTTTTTGGTTGATTTCTAATTATGAAGGTGAAATTACTGACGAATTGGTCATGAAGTTCTTTGACATTAATGATGAACTTTATCGTGACAATACAATTGTCAATGATGATGGATCCACTTTTTACTGGGCTTGTAATGGCACTGCAGCCAAAAACAATGAACTTAAGTTGCGCGAACTGTCTAAAGTTCTTGAGGCGGTTGCTGTGTGAGTGATGTGACACTTTCATAACTGTCACAGGGGGATTCTTCGGGATCCCCATTCTGCTATAATACATTCGTAACCAACAGAGGTTCTTCCAATGAAACATCGTGTTCAGTGCTATGTTCAAGGCAATGTATTCTATGTGGAATGCTATGCTCGTGACTATCAGGATGCAAAACGAGTCGCAAAGTCTCAGTATCCAAATGCACAAATTCTGAATGTGACTGTGGCATTTTAATGACTAATATTCAGAATGAGGGTCTTCTGAATCCAACTCCAGGAGACCCAAATGGTTTTGTATCAAAAGATGGGGAATGGGCAGCAATTCCTTGGGGAAAGAAGTTTATTATTGTCTATAAAGGACAACAAGTTCACACTGCCAACAACTATTCAACTGCCAAATCTTACATTCAAAAACAAATCAAAGTATTAAAAACAAAAACCAATTCAGGTACATCATCATTAGAAAAATTTCTTTAAATATGACTATCATTAAATAGTAATAGAATTGGGGGTGAGAGTGGTATGGTAGTACTTTTTTCAGCAACCATTATATCTTGCAGTCAAGCATTTCAGTTATTGAATAACGTAGCAAATGTTGCTGGACTTACTGATAAACAAAAAACAGAAATTGTCATTGAAATACGGCGATTAGTTCCATCTTGCCCCATTAAAATTGAAAAAGATAAAAAATGACTTCTTACTATCTTTGGTTTGGAATTTTTATGTTTGTTGCATATTTGATTGCAACGGACGATAGTGTGGCATATGCCGTCACATTAATTTCTAAAATTCTAAAGTCAGAATATGAAAAAAGAAAGTGGTGGTTGCTTCATAATCCACGTAATCCAATTGTAAAGTATTTGATGTGGAGAAGAGCATATAAACTTGCAAAAGAACTTGAGAAAGAGTTTAAACAATGAAACCCAATTTTCGTAAAGTATTGGAGATGGCACTGGAAGAAGGTGTTCGTTATGGGTACAAACGTGCCCATAAACACGTAGAAAATCCAACAGAAGATGCTATTATTGATAATATTGTGGAACAGGTTATGAACTCTCTGTATGAATGGTTTGACTTTGAGGAGAACAATGAAACCAATTAAATTTTTTCAAGTTGCTAAATGGTCTCATCGTGAAGACTTTGGACACGAATGGTATGTTCAATTTCTATTTACAGATCGTTGGGCACTTATTCAAACATCTATAAGTTGGAATGATTTTCCTTCTTGGCCCTACATTCAAATCACTTCTGGCAGTAATGGTCTGCTGAGTATTTTGTTCTGGGTATATAAGTTTGGATTTGATATTGGATTTATTGAAAGAACTTGGAACTGGAATCGCCTGGAGAAATTAGATGAAACCCTTTCCTGATAAACTTAATTTGGATATAATGTGGACGGTTGCCACTTCGACCAGTATTGAAACTGGCACAAGACCCCAATACGGGTTTGCCAAACTACTGTATGATTACCTTGCAGACAACGACCCTTATGGACTCTATGATGACTTTAAAAGAAAAGAAAGCACTTCTGAAGAAACTTGAAACTGCCTACAACACTTGTTTTGATTGTGGGAAGAAGTATGGAGTTTATTCTGTAGGTTGCTCCTCCGTTTATGAGTCAAAGTGTGGTGTATGTGGTGAAACCAAACCTATCACCGAAACCCGTGATTTTGCTTACTTCATTACTGGTATTCGCAAACTGAAAAAAGAGATTGAAGATGAGAAAAGTAATAGTCAAACCCAAGTCCAGCAAAGCGAAGAACCGTCTTGCTAATACTATGGACAACAATCCTGTTTGTATTGTAGAGCAGGACACTGGTGGTGAATTGTTTCTTGCCTCTGAGAATCGTAAATACTTCTTCTGGGTAAGCACAAGAACTGGCACTAATCGTTTCGGTGACAAATCTGACGCACATTGGGAGGTTATTGAATGAGTTTTTCTAAAACTGTTTCTGTTTTTGCTGCTCTTGCAAGTATCTTTGCTGCTGGTGCTACTGGTTGGAAACTTGCTGATTCTCAAAAAGAAGTTCCTTTGAGTCCATTGGATCAAAAGGTGATGGAGTTGGAAAAGAAACTTGACCAAGCACAACAACCTCAAGTTGCTCCAGAACCTGTAAATCTCCCACAACCTACAGTTCAAACAGTAGCACCACAACCTAACGTACTTCCTGATCCAACACCTCCTCCCCCTGTTCCAGATGTCACTCCTTGATACTCTCAATTACCTCATACAAGACCAAGAAGGAGACCTTCAGTGTTATGAGTGGGACATTCGTGAAGAACTCAATCACGAAGTGAATGACCTTGATTGGTATACTGAACAATACGACCTTACTAAACAACGAATAGAAGACCTCAAACAAATCAAATCCATTATTGAAAATCAATGAAAACCTACAATCTCACCATCACTGAAAAGCAGGCACGAGCACTTGTAGATGCTACTGATTTGCTTCAACGAGTTCAACTTGGTCAGTGGAGGGAAATTCAAGATAATCTACCTCTTCAAAAACCAATTGACTATGAGGAATTTCATCAGGATATGAGAATTATTGGAGCAATTCTATCCAAACATATGATTG